ATCATCTGCTTGGAAACATGCTATGCGTTATGATGTTATGGTTAATAATCCTGTAGCACTTATCAAAACAGAACCTAATAATGTCAGACGTGTTAAGTGGACGCGGGATCAAGTCAAAGCGTTTTTAGATATGGCCTATTCAAAGTGGAAATGGCGCAGCATTGGTTTGATTGCACACATGGCATACGATTGGGGTCAGCGTGTAGGTGACATACGACTTCTGACGTGGGATAAGTTAAACTTAGATGAATGCCGCTTAGATCTTACACAAAGCAAACGGAACGCAGAGATACACCTACCTATATCACAAGGGTTATGCTCTATGCTAAGGCAGCAAAAGGAACACTTTGGATTCCAGGATTATGTGGCCCCAAGAGTTTCGCCTAGGGCAAACGCATACACGCCCTATGATGATGCTGAGATATCTATTTTGTTTAATGCTGTACTACATGCAGCTGGACTACCAATGGAGTTAACTGCCATGGATCTACGGCGTACAGCTGTGACAGAAATGATGGAGGGCGGTGTGTCCGAGGGTAACATCATGCAGGTGACAGGGCACAAAAGCCTTGATGCTATGATGCCCTATCGTGTAAATACTTACAGTGGTGCTAGCAAAGCACTGGAGGCAAGAGGAAACAACAATGAAGAGTAATTGGCAAAAGCACAGATCCTTTGCAGAGGACATGACTACACACGGCAACTGGAGAGGTGACTGCCCTTTCTGTGGCGGCAAAAATACTTTCAGTGCCAATATTGATACAGGTTCATTAAAGTATAACTGCTATAAGCTAGGATGCGATGTGGGTGGTATCTTTGATACAGACATGACAGCAGCAGAGATACGCAGACATATGCGCCCAGCGCCCGAAGATACAAAGAAAGAAATAGAGACAATGGAGATACCCGCACAGCTGGTCAACCCTACGCCACACCATGTTAAGCACCAGCGCTTTGTTCGACGCTGGGGTATTGCAGCAGGTAGGACTATGTATGATGTACAGCAAGAGCGTGTCGTTTTTCCGATCTACTACAAGGGCCGCATCATTGATGCTATAGGACGTTCAGTAGGTAAGATTAGCCATCCGAAGTGGTATCGCTATACTGGCGTAGCAGACTACTATACTATTGGATCAGGAAGTACTGTACTAATTGTAGAGGATGTAGTATCAGCAATCGTGGCATCACAAGAGCTACCAACAATTACAGCTATGGCTATCTTAGGTACTAGCATGAATCCTAAACACTTCAAAAAGATAGGCGAATATAATAAGGTAGTCATAGCACTAGATCCAGATGCAGTAGGTAAAACTATTGAGTATCGTCGTGAAATAGAACTATGGACAGGGCTCAAAACAACTGCTATGAGTTTAATAGATGACATAAAGTACCGTGTCCCTGATGATATGGACAAGCTAAAGGAGCTATGTGCATGAAATATATAGGAAAAGTATTAACTGCTTTATCTGTATTGATAAACGTGATACTTGGTGGAGACAATAACCAAACATTTAGCGCAAGAAACTGGGAGTGGAAGAAAAATAAAAAGCCTAATATTGTATGGTTAATTGACGCTATCGTTGGTAAAAATCACTGCATGGAATGCTGGGTGTATTGGAAAGTAAGGAAAAACTGGAAATGATTGAAGTAACTTATGTTGACCACATGGGCAGTGACCTGTCAGTGGTAAACGCAGCACGGGTTTCATTTGGCAAGAAGCACACTGAGTTTGATACTGAACGTGACACCAAGCTAATCAAGTACCTAGCCAGAGAGAAACACTACTCACCGTTCAACCATACCTATGTAACATTCCACGTCAAAGCACCCCTGTTTGTAGCACGTCAGCTAGTCAAGCACGAGTACATGCCTTGGAATGAGATCAGCCGTAGGTATGTGGATGAAGAGCCTGAGTTCTATACACCTGACGTATGGCGTGGACGTAGTGCTGACAAGAAGCAGGGGTCTGATGGTGAGATTAAGATAGAAAACTATATGCCAATCTTAATATCTAGCAATAAGTGCCAAATAAACGAGGCAACTGATTTCGGAAATACTTGGGATGTTATTGAAGATACTTACGATGGTGTTTTAGCTTTATACGATGCCCTAATTAAGATGAAGGTATCACCTGAACAGGCCCGTATGGTACTACCACAGAGCATGATGACAGAGTGGTACTGGTCTGGTACAATGAAAGCAGTACATAAGATGTGCAGCCTACGTTGTAAGCCTGACACACAGTACGAGTCACGCATTGTAGCAGAGGCTATTGATGAAAAGATGATGAAGTTGTTCCCTGTATCGTGGGAAGCATTACGAGCATACGAGGATTGAGTTAACGGCGAGTCAGACCAGAATAAAGCTTCCAGCTAGCACGAGATCTTTTACTGCGAAGTTCTGACACGGAGTGGCAAACTGTGATGCACTCAATACCGTCAACACCCTGAGCAAGGTGTAAAAAGGCTCCCTTATATGGATTAATGTGCGGTGATTACCAACCCTATTCACCGCAAATCAATAGGAGTATAGTGATGAACACAGATGCAGGAATACTGGGCGTTGAGACTGTCGAAGAACACGAAGATGGTTCAGCTACCTACAACTTCCACATGGATGCACATGCCCGTGGCTTACTAGCAGAGGAAGGACTGAGGCTAGTCCTATACTGTGCCGCAGCTAAGTTAGATTTACAGGTAGTGTATGACTTTATAGAGGATTATATGAGGTACGAGAATGACGAAGCTACCTGAAGGACGTAAGCCATTACCTAAAGAGTGGTTCATTGATAGAGCTAAACAGATCAGCCCCATGACAGAAGAAGAGCGTGAGCGAGCCAAAGAGAAAGCAAAAGCTAACAAAACAGATGACTGGGATAACTGGACAGATGGAGATATAGTATAATGTTTACTGTAGAATTTGAAAGTGATTCAACTGTAATTACAACGCTAGATCAAAATGATAAGTATGAAGATGTAGAATTAATCTTAGGCGATGACGGATCTGTTTACTTACGACAGTACGAAGAGGCGCTAAATGAATACCAGGTTATTTATATGTCTTATCAGCAGCTACTTGACATCTTTGCATCAATGCAACAAACAGAAGGCGCATACTATGCGATAACGGAGCGTAACAATGATTAACTTTTTTAGTGGTATGGTATTTATGTATGTGCTAGCCATGCCACTTATGATGTACATTTCGGAGCCTATTGATGAGGAAGATCATAATGCTTCGCTAAGATTTGCTTTACTGTGGCCGCTGGCTTGTGTAGAGGTGCTTTATAAGATGATTCGAGGAGACAAAGACGATGATGGAACTAGCTCTAATTAAAACCTTACTCAAGCGTGAGTTTTATGATAACCATAAAGGTATCCGCTGCCCTGATAAGATTTTTAGTAAAGACACACGAAAGATCAAACAAGCGTTAGACACAGCAATGGAGGCCTATGATGGCGACTTAACTGTGTCTGACCTACAGGCTGTGTTTAATCGTATCAATGCTAGTATGACTACAGCTACACGTGCAGCCTATGATGATCTATTCAAGCGTATTGATATTAGTGAGCCTATCAAAGAAGAGATAGCAGAAGATACATTGTCCCAGCTATTCCAGCAGCACGTAGGGGATCGTGTGGCCAACTTAGGTTTTGACTTTGTTAATGGTACAGAAAATAGCTTAGAGCCCCTGCGACAACTGCTAGAGGATTACAAGGATGACTTTACTCCAAACCTACGCGTTGAGTGGGATGATAACAGCATGGACACCATCTTGGAGGCAACAGACCAAGAATCAAAATGGAAGTTCAACATATCATCTCTAGCACGTCGAGTAGAAGGTGTGAGTGGGGGTCACTTAGTTATTGTAGGGGCACGTCCCAACACAGGTAAAACATCCTTCCACGCCTCTCTTATTGCCGCTGACGGTGGCTTTGCCCATCAAGGAGCTAAGTGCATTGTGCTTTGTAACGAAGAAGCCTACACGCGTGTTGCTGCACGTTACATCAGTGCATCTGCTAACATGACAATGAAAGAGATCCGAGAAAATAAAGCCCTTGCATACAAACGCTACGAGCCTGTCCGTCAGCTTGTACAGTTTAAGGATAGCACTGGTAAGAGCATGGATTGGGTTGAGTCAATAGTTAAATATGAAAAGCCTGATATCGTAGTGCTTGACATGGGAGACAAGTTCGCTGATATTAAGAGTGAGCGTAGTGATATTACATTGAAAGCAGCAGCTATTCATGCACGTAATATTGCTAAGCAATACGATTGCTGCGTGATCTGGATGTCACAGTTGTCAGCGGAAGCCGAAGGTAAAACAGATTTGAACCAGTCTATGATGGAAGGTAGTAAGACAGGTAAAGCAAGTGAAGCGGATCTTATGGTTCTAATAGGTAAGTCAGCTCAGGTAGAGGGTGAAGAGGAAGACCCAATGCGCTATCTAAACTTAGCTAAAAATAAACTTAACGGCTTTCAGGGTAAGATAACATGTGTACTGGATGGGTCACGCTCTATTTACACAGCTTGAGGTGAGACATGAGACTAGTATTGGATGTAGAAAACAGCATCACTAAACGAAATGGTAAAGACCATCTTGACCCCTTTGAACCAACAAACTTTTTGGTTCAGGTTGGTATGTTGAACGCAGACAACCACGATGAAATGCACATTGTCAATATAGACCACGACGAGGCAAAAGATACATCAGGCGCTGGGCGCAAGTTAGTACAAGATGTTTTAGATATGACAGAGCTTTTAATCATGCACAATGGTTCGCACGATTTGATGTGGTTGTGGGAGTCTGGCTTCAAGTATGACGGTGATATTTACGACACAATGCTAGCGGAGTATCTACTACTACGTGGACAGAAACAGCCGTTAAGTCTAGCTGCATGTGCTGAACGGCGTAACCTAGAGGTACAGAAAGATGACACCCTTAAACGCTACTTCAAAGAAGGGTACAACACGAATGAGATCCCTTTATCTGAGCTTAGCTTTTATCTGCGGCATGATCTCCTCACAACTAGTGGGTTGTTCCACGCTGTCGAACATGACTTTGCCCAGCCAGAATCTAAGTCCTTACATACAGTCAGAGCAGTCACCTTTCAAACCTGTAAAACCCTCACAGAAATGTACATGTCAGGAATCAGAGTCGATCTTCAGGAGTTGGGGCGAGTAAGAAAACAGTTTGAACAAGAGAAAGCCGAGATAGAGGATCGTCTACAACGTAAGGTACGTGAGTTAATGGGTGACACACCTATCAACCTAAACTCACCAGAGCAAATGTCTCAGGTAGTTTTCTCTGTGGCTGTTAATAACAAAAAAGATTGGCATGGTCTGTTTGAGTTTACCAATAACAATAAAGAGTTTAAGGATGCAGTAAAGGCAAACACCACCACATTGTATCGCACAAAAGCATTTACGTGTCGTACATGTGAGGGTACTGGTAAAACGTATAAACTGAAGAAAGATGGTACACCATATAGCAAACCTAATAAATGCAAAGACTGTGATGCACGAGGGTTCCAGCTAAAAAAGACAAACCAGGTTGCAGGATTGAAGTTCACTGCACCAAGTAAGAAATGGGCTAGTGCAAATGGCTTTAGTACTGGTAAAGATAATCTTGATGTGCTTATGGCTACCGCCCGTAATAATGGTATGGATGATGCTGCATCTTTTCTCGGCGATCTTAAACGTCTGTCTGCTGTTAGTAGTTATCTATCTTCTTTCGTGGAAGGTATTGACAACTACACCAAACCAGATGGGTTCTTACACGTTGGACTTACCCAACACGTTACAGCAACAGGACGTTTTAGTGGAAGAAATCCCAACATGCAAAACATGCCTCGCGGAGGAACCTTCCCAGTAAAACGTGTGTTTGTGTCACGTTGGGATGGAGGCTACATCATGGAAAGTGACTTTGCCCAGTTAGAGTTTCGCACGGCTGCGTTCCTAGCACAGGATGAAACAGCAATGGAAGAGATTGCCACAGGGTTTGACGTACACAGCTACACAGCTAAGGTTATCTCTGATGCGGGGCAACCTACGTCACGTCAAGAAGCTAAGGCCCACACCTTTGCACCTCTCTTTGGTGCTACTGGATATGGCAGATCTAAAGCTGAGCAAGCATATTATGAACACTTCACCAAGAAGTATAAAGGTGTAGCAGCTTGGCATCAGAACCTAGCTGACGAAGCCATGCGCTTTAATAAGATCACAAATGTGTCGGGGCGACAGTATGCTTTCCCTGATGTATCACGCCGTGAAAACGGATCTGTTACACACTTTACGATGATTAAAAATTACCCTGTACAAGGGTTTGCTACAGGAGATGTTGTACCTGTGGTGCTTAATGAAATGCATAAACGTCTACGTGACATGCAGTCATGCCTAGTCAATACGGTTCACGATTCTATGGTTATAGATATTCACCCTGATGAAAAAGATAAGGTGATCCAAATGGTGAACGACATGAACGATGGCCTGTCTGACTTAGTTGCTTCTGTGTATGGAGTACAGATGAATGTACCTCTTTTATTAGAAGCAAAAATAGGTCCAAACTGGCTTGACACAGTAGATGTATAGTGTATAACTAAGACTCTTTTGACTCTATAGAAAGGTATAGAAATGAGTACAGAACTAGCTATCGCAAATGAACGTGGACAGTCTATGGCTGAACTAATGGGCATCTCAACTGCGCCCAGCGCAGAAGCAGTGCCTAGTATTGCACGTATTGGTATGCTTCATCAGCCTATCATGGGTGAGGTTGAGTTTAATGGTAAGATGATCAAGACTGAGGTTGTCTCTATTGGCACATTCACACTAAGTCGTGGTGAAGAAAAAGTATTCAGCAATGGTGTAAGTGTGCGCATCTTTGCACAACGCCAACAGTGGCAACGCTGGAACAGCGAAACAGAAGAGATGGAAAAATCTGTACTGTCTAACTCGCTAAACGGCGACTTAAAAGACAGCATTGGTGGCATGAACCTAGGACGTCCATCTGGATACATCGAAGACTTCAACGCCTTGCCTGAAGAGACTAAGCGTGTGATTCGCAGCGTTAAACGTGTAACAGTATATTATGGTACTGTGTCTTTACTTGAGCCTACGAATGAAAAAGGCGAAGCATTGAATGCGGATGACTATAAAGACATTCCATTTGTTATGGATGTGAAGAACCGCGACTCCCTTAAAAGTATCAACACAGTCATGAATAGCTTTAAGAAGAAAAACATGCTACCTATCATGGGTACTATCATGCTAACAGGCGAAGAAGATAGCATCCCTACAGGTGCTAAGTTTGGTGTGATTAAAGCTAAAATGGGTGACAGCATAGATATCACTAATGAAGATAATGACACACTAAAAGACTTCATTGAGCTTATTGAGTACAGCAATGGTAAGATCCTAGACCTACACCATGAACGTGCTAAAGGTTTTGCTGATCAAGACGAAGACCTCGTTAAAGAGATCCTAGACAATGGCTTTGTAGAGGTGGACGAGTAATGAATCATCCAGCGGAATTAGCAGTCTACAGTTTCCTGCAGAAAGCTATGGCTGGTGAGGCAACAATGACAGAGGCGGTGACCAAACAGGTTGCCGCTGATGTTGAAGCAGCTATGAATAAGCAATTCAACTCAGGTCCACGTGACGAGTTTCGGCTGCGTATGTCTAACATTGGTAAACCTAAATGCCAGCTATGGTTTGAGAAAAATGATCCAGAGGATAAGACACCTCTACCACCACACTTCCTGATGAACATGATCCTAGGCGATATTGTCGAGGCTGTATTCAAAGGACTCTTACGTGCAGCAGGTGCAGAGTTCAAAGATAATGATAAGGTTACTTTGAAGCTACCTAACGGACAAGAGATTAACGGCGAATATGACATGGAAATGGAAGGTAAGATTGATGATGTTAAAAGTGCATCACCTTGGTCTTACCAGAATAAGTTTGCATCTTTTGACGCACTAGAACAAGGCGACAGCTTTGGTTACATTGCCCAGCTTGTAGGCTACGCAGAGGCAGCAGGTAAAGATGTTGGCGGTTGGTGGGTAGTCAACAAAGGCAACGGCGAATTTAAGTATGTAGATGCCTCTAATGTAGACAAAGATAAAGTGCTACAAGGTATTCAAGACTTAGTGGACTACATTGAAAATGACGAGCCCTTTGAGCGTTGCTTTGATCCAGTCCCTGAGACTTACTATAAGAAGCCCTCAGGCAACCTAGTACTTCCAGGCGGGTGCAAGTTTTGTAGTTTTAAACACAAGTGTCACCCGACATTACAGAGCCTCCCAAGCCGTGTCTCTAAATCAACAAACCCTCCTGAGGTAGACTATGTATTCATAGGAGATGGACTTGAAACGTAGACACCTTAGTAAAACATATCGTAGTGGCCTTGAAGAAGAGGCCGCTGCTTTTCTAAAGACAAGACAGAAGAAAGTAGAGTACGAGAAACTAAAGATAGAGTGGGAAGACCTAAAGTATAGGACATACACACCTGACTTTGAGTTAGACAATGGCATCATCATTGAGACTAAAGGAATCTTTTCACCTGCAGATCGTCGCAAGCATCTTGAAATACAAAGGCAACATCCCACATTAGACATTCGTTTTGTATTTAGCAATGCAAATGCAAAGCTTTACAAAGGGGCAAAGTCAAGGTATTGCGATTGGTGTGAACAAAAAGGTTTTCTTTGGGCTAATCGTGTGATACCAGAGTCTTGGTTAGAAGAAAAAGGATCTCGAACCAAAGAGACTAGACTTAAAGTTAAAAGGAGGTAGCTATGACCTACTGCTTAAACAAAAATGAAATCGCTATTATACTACGCCCTAACTTAGAAACAGGTGAGTGGAAGGGTGAGATTGGTACAGGTCTCGTTGTAGCTGAACAAACAGAAGATGAGCATACTAGTTCAGCATTAGATATGGCTATCTCAATGGTTGCTTTTATAAACTTACTTGAGGATGACCCTCTTCTTATGGAAGATCTTGTTGATTACAAGCTTGAGGTTGTCAAAGAGCTATTCCCCTCGTACTACGACTTAGCCATACAAGAAGTAGATGAAGAGGCTAAAGCAAATTCAGTAGAGAAAAAAGGCAACGTATATACAATAAACAAATGGACTAAGACGGAGGGAAGCGCATGAAAGTAGAACCTACCATAACAACAATCTCAGTAGAAAATAACTATGACCCTGTTAATCGCCCAGCGCACTACAATACAGGCGGCATAGAGTGTATTGAGTATATCCGTCAGGTGCTAGGATTAGATGGGTTTATCGCTTATTGCCACGGTAATATGATAAAGTACCAGCACCGCTATCGTTACAAGCAAAAGCCTGTAGAAGATATGCAGAAAGCAGAGTATTACCTAAAGAAAATGAACGAAGCATTAGCAGAGAAGCATAAATGAAAAAGTTCAGCGTTACATACATTATTTGTGTTGAGGAAAATAACAACATATTATCTTCTTATGATCAAAACCATGAAGAAGACATCTATGATCTTATAACAGATATCATGTATGACGTAGATGATGTTAAAATAGAAAGCTTAAACGTAAAGGAACGATGATGTTAAGCGGTGATGATCTAGAAAACTTTGGGTATTATGATATGTTCCAGACAACTGAAGAAGGCCTAGACTTTTATTCAAAGTGGGTAGAAGAAAAGATCCTTACATATGGGGATGAACGCCTAGTAGAAAATACGCTAGGCTTAGTCGGTGAGGCAGGAGAGGTTGCAGAAAAGATCAAAAAACTTATCCGTGATGCCAATAGATTCAACAATGAAGAGATCCTAAAGGAACTTGGAGATGTTGTATTTTACGCTACGGCACTTGCAAATATCTATGGTAATGGATTGCAACAGGTGCTAGAGCTTAATATGAAGAAACTAGACGACAGACAAAAACGTGGAAAATTAAAAGGAAGCGGGGACAACCGATGAGCAATTACCTACCAACAGACTATCAAAGCTTTATCCACAAGTCACGGTATGCTAAATACTTTGATGGGTATGGACGGGAGTCGTGGGACGATACTGTAGCACGATACAGCACTAACGTGATCAAGGACATGGTAGATGCAGAGACTAAGCGTGACATTGAACAAGCCATCCTTGGCCTAGAGATCATGCCCTCTATGCGAGCTATGATGACTGCTGGCCCAGCGCTTGAGCGTGACAACACAGCAGGGTACAACTGTTCGTACCTACCCGTAGATGATCCCAAGAGCTTCGACGAGGCTATGTTCATCCTGTTGTGTGGTACAGGTGTTGGCTTCAGTGTTGAGCGTCAGTTCATCAGCAAGTTGCCAGAAGTACCAGAGCTGTTCGATAGTGAGACCACAGTCGTTGTGAAGGACAGTAAAGAAGGTTGGGCTAAAGCGTTCCGTCAAGTGTTGGCACTCCTATGGTCTGGTGAGATTCCTAAGTGGGATGTATCACGTGTTCGTCCAGCTGGCGCACGACTAAAGACATTCGGTGGACGTGCCTCTGGCCCAGCGCCATTGGTAGAGTTATTTAACTTTACTGTACAGACATTCAAGGCAGCACAGGGGCGTAAGCTATCTTCACTAGAGTGCCATGACTTGATGTGTTTCATTGGGCAGATCGTTGTAGTTGGTGGTGTTCGTCGTTCAGCTATGATTTCACTATCTAACCTGAGTGATGACCGTATGCGTCACGCTAAGTCAGGCCAGTGGTGGGAGACAGCAGCGCATCGTGCCTTGGCTAACAACTCTGTATCCTACACAGAGAAACCTGACGTAGAGACATTCATGCGTGAGTGGACTGCACTGATTGAGAGTAAGTCTGGTGAGCGTGGTATCTTCAACCGTCAAGCATCCAAGAAGCAAGCAGCTAAAAATGGTAGACGTGATCCAGAATACAACTTTGGGACGAATCCATGTAGTGAGATAATTTTGCGCCCAAATCAGTTTTGCAACCTAACGGAGTGTGTTGTTCGTGCTACAGACACTATTGAAGATCTGGAACGGAAAGTTAGACTGGCTACAATACTTGGGACTATTCAGTCTACATACACCAAGTTCCCATACCTGCGAAAGATCTGGCAAAATAACACGGAAGAAGAAAGACTCTTAGGTGTATCACTGACAGGCATCATGGATAACCCATTGATGACAGTAAAGAACAAGGGCCTAGATAAAACACTAGAGCATC